ACTGCTGCTGAACAAGAGACTGCTTACAAAGCCACTAAAGATGCTGAACAGGCTAAGAGTGTTCGTGCTTCAAGGGATGAGAAACTAAAAGACTGTGATTGGACACAAGTAGCAGATGCTCCTGTTGACAAACCAGTATGGGCTACCTATCGTCAAGCCTTGCGTGATGTCACTATGCAGACAGGTTTCCCTTGGACTATTACATGGCCTGATGCGCCACAATAAGGAGTAATCATGGCTATATCATACGAAGATATTGTTCAAGGGGCTTATGGTTCTATTGGCCGAACAGGCATTGGTACTGGTGCAGGAACAATTGACCAAGAGGGTTATAACTTTTGGTTAGATGCTCTGAAGGCTGGCGTTGTTACTCCAGATCAATTACTTGCAAACTTTAATAAGTCTGTAGCTGAAACCATACAACAACAACCACAAGTCGCTAATTCACAAGCGGTTGCTGCTTATATTGCCGCCAATCCTTTGGCTACACAGATAGACCCTACCAAGGTTGTAGCTGTTGGAGACTCTACAACTTGGGGTTATAACGCAGGTAATCAAGTAGCAGAAAACATGGTTACTACGGCTCAAAAGGCTTTAGGTAGTGACTATTCTGTTTCTAATTTGGGTATCAATTCAACAACTGCTGGTGACTTTTTAAACAGTACTGACTTTGATAAAGCACTATCAAGTGGTGCTGGTACTGTAGTTTTGAACTATGGTATGAACGAGGCATATCGCAATGAAAACCCCGCTACATTTGCCAAAAATCTATTAACTGCTGTTCAGACACTTCAAGCTGTTGGCAAGAAGGTTATTCTTCAAACTCCTAACTCTACAAGTTCTACAGAAGGTTGGGCGCAGAATGTCGGTGCATACGCTGATGTTGTTAGAGATGTTGCCAAACAAACAGGCACAACATTAGATGATAAATTTACTTATACAAGTACTTTAAAGAATGCGACTTCAGCCGCAGACCCTGTACACCCAACTGCTACTACCTATGGTTTATTGGGTACTAACTTAGCTGATGCTATTAAAACAACCACTACTGGAGTAGCCCCTAAAGCTATTTCTGTTACTCCTCCTGTAGCAGCGGCTCAAACAGCATCATTGGTTGCTAATCAACCAACAGCACCTGTTGATCCTACAGTCAAACTGTTCCAAGATACTTTAGGTAGAGCGCCAACTCAAGGAGAAATTGAGAGATTTGGTGAAGATATTAAGGCAGGACAACTTAGTAACGTCCTTGGTTATGCACGAAATGAAGCTGTCAATACTTTGCCCTCAACAGGCGCAGCAGCTAATATTGCTAGTCAGATTTTGGCTCAAGGAACTACAGATAAGTGGGTTGGTGAAGGTTATGGTTCTACCACAAAGAATGCCTATGACATGGGTGTAATGTTGGCTGGTCAAGGTATTAAAGATATCAATGATTTTGGTCAGCGCACTACTGCCAGCGGTGAAAAAGAGTTCTTCAATAAAGCCACAGGAGAAGCAATCAAGCCTTTCTATGATAGAGCAGGAGACAATATCTGGGGTGGAACTTTTGCTGGAAAAGACTCTACTGCTTATGGCGTTGAGTTTGACGCTACTGGTAAACCTCTTTTTTATTCTCAATCTGGTGGAGATAGTGCTGATGTTCCAAGTTGGGTTGTACCAGCATTAGCCATTGGAGGTGCTATATATGGCTTAGGTGGTTTAGAGGGTTTATTGGGTGGTTCAGGAAGTACGGCAGGTCTAAGTGCATTAGACGCAGGTTTAGGCGTTTATGGAACAGGTGGAACAGCAGGAAGCATCGCTGGAGGCTTATCTGCATTAGACGCTGGCATGGGTGTCTATGGAACAGGTGGTACAGCAGGTGGTCTTGCTGGTGGATTAAGCGCACTAGATGCGGGAATGGGTGTTTACCCTAGTACTGGAAACATTGGTTTATCTGCTTTAGATGCAGGGTTGGGTGTTTATCCTAATACTGGCAACATTGGTTTAAGTGCCTTAGACGCTGGCATGGGTGTTTATCCCACTACTGGAAACATTGGTTTGAGTGCTTTAGATGCTGGTATGGGTGTTTATGGAGCAGGTGGAACAGGTTTACTGAGTAATGTGGCGGGAGGTGCGGCTTCTGTTTTGGGAGGAGCTGGTGGTGGAGCAACAACAAGTGTTCTTCCCGCAGCAGTTACAAACGCAATAACTAAGGCAGGTGTAGGTTCTGTTGTTAATAGTGTTCTTGGTGGTGGTGGAACAAACCTTGGTAATCTTCTTAATACTGGTTTGACAACAGGCGCAGGTCTTCTACAGCAACAAACATCTCGTGAAGCGGCTATTGCTGCCCAAAAAATGATTGATGCTGAGACTGCTGCTGCTAAACAGGCTGCGGCTTTCAGACCTGTTGGAATGACTACTCGTTTTGGTACTTCACAGTTTGGCTTTGATCCTAAAACTGGTCAATTGACAAGCGCAGGGTACACACTAAGCCCTGAAGCCAAAGCACAACAAGACAGGTTTATGGCTTTGTCTAATGCAGGGTTGACTCAAGCAGAGGGCGCACAGGCTCAATTTGCTCCTTTGCAAACAGGCGCTCAAAGATTGTTTGGTCTTGGTAATCAATACTTGGCTCAATCTCCTGAAGCTGTTGCTCAGAACTATCTCAATCAACAGATGGCTTTGTTGCAACCAGGCAGAGAATTAGAGTTAGCTAATCTGCAAAACAGACTGCAACAACAAGGCCGTGGTGGTTTGGCTGTTGCTCAAGGCGGTACTATGGGTGCTACAACTCCTGAACTACAGGCTTTGTATAACGCTAGAGCGCAACAAGAAGCTCAATTGGCGGCTAATGCTCAACAGGCTGGTCAACAACAAGTTACATTTGGTGCAGGTTTACTTGGTCAAGGCGCTGGCGCAATGGGCCAGTACTATGCGGGTCAACAAGCGGCTTATGCTCCTTATACGACTGCAATGGGACAAGCTCAGGCTCTGGAAGCCGCAGGACAACAACCATTTACTCTAAGTTCACAACTTGGTCAAGCAGCATCTACTGCGGGTGCTAGGGCTGGTGCTTTGGGCTTAGAAGGTGCAAATATTAGTCAACGATTGGCTACAGGTGCTGCCGCTACTACTAATCCATACGCTACTGCATTAGGTGGTGCAACTTCTAATCCTGCATTTGCTCAATTGTTGGGCAATCTTACTAGCGGGTTGTTTAGTAACACACCAGTTAACGCATTAAGTTCTACTGCGTATGGGCCTGGCAATGCGGGATTCCAAAATATGCTCAATGACATTTACGGCTAAGGAAACATCATGGCAGACAATATCGTAGCAGGTCTTTTTGGCCTAACACCTGAAATGTATGGTGAACAACAACGTAGAAGTTCTTTGCGTGAGGGTATTGAACTTGCCCAACTAGACCCTGCGGCTCGTGGTGCGGCAATGACCTATGCTGGCGCTAGAGGTCTTGGTGGTGCTTTGGCGGGTGCTATGGGCATAGAAGACCCTCAATTGAAGTTAGTTAGCGCAAGAAACACTATTGCCCAACAGATAGACCAATCTAACCCTGAGTCAATCCTACAAGGCGCAAAGATGTTGGCACAAATGGGCGACCAACAAGGTGCTTTTGCTCTTGCAGACGTTGCTCGTAAAGCACAAGAGAGTATTGCTCAAACACAACAAAGACGGGCGGCTGAACAATCATCTTTGGCTACTGCGGCTAAGACTCAACTTAGTATTGACCAAGAAAACAAACTTCGTGATGAATTATCTGGACTTGGCCCTAATGCAACACAAGATCAAATTCTTGGTGTTTTAACCAAATATGGCCCACCAGAGAAAGTTTTGGCGGCTTTAACAGTAGCTCAAAGCCGAACAGATGCGGCATTAGCTAAGACTGAGGCTGCTAAAACTGCGGCTGATGCTGCGCTAGAAAGAGCTAAAGTTGCGGCTGATGCAAAACTTGAAGCTGCTCGTTTGGCTGGCGCTACCGCTAAAGAAATTGCTCAAATGAGGATTGATTCTGCTAGAGATTTAAAAGAATTTGCAAGTTCTTTAAAAGGCCCTAAAACTCTTGCTCCTTCTTTACAAAGAGAAGAGGACAAAGAACTTGAGTTAGTTGATTCATTAAAAGCTCGTCAAGATTCATTAGCTCCAGCTATTGCTACATTGACTCCTGATCCTAAAACTGGTAAACCACCTTTAGAACTTGGCCCTGTAAACAATCTGCGTTATCAAGCACAGAATGCCGCAGGTAACTCTAGTGTTGAGAGCAGAAACTATGCGGCTTTGCAACGTGCTGTTCAAGAGGCTACCAACTTGAAGACAGATGCGGCTAAGGGTGTTCAGACTGACAAAGACGTTTTGCGTTTTGCCAATGAACTTATTGCGGCATTTGGTGGTAATGATACGAAGACAACACTTGAAGCTCTCAGTAACTTCTCTAAATCTACTGCAAAAGCTAGAGAAAACGCTCAAAAACGTATTGATAGTAGACGCAAGTCACAAGGTATAGAGCCTTACTATGGCCCTAAGGCTGGCACACCACAAAACCCAATTCCGTTGGATTAAAGGAAAGCATCATGGCAACTGTTTATACATACAAGGGTGTTTCCTATGAGCTACCTGATGGCTTATCAAATGAAGCCGCTTTAACCAAGATTAAGGCTAGTTTAGGTGAGGCACAACCTTCTGCTCAACCTACTCCTCAACCTACTGCTGAAGCTTCACAAGAGCCAGGCTTAGTTGATCGTCTTAAACGACAAGCTGGTTTAGCTACTCGTGCGATAGTTACTGGTGTTTCTGCTCCTTCAAACATTGTTACTGACTTTCTAAGCGGTGCATACAATGTTGGAGCAAATATTGTTGGTTCTGAAAAAAGAGCACCATATTTGTCTAGAGAGCAAAGCAAAGGCTTAACTCAATTGGGCGTTCCAGAGCCTGAAACTGGTGCTGAACGGGCGGCTCAAGTTGGTATGCAAGCATTAACTTCAGCGGGTGGCATGGCTGCCGCTGCTCCTAAGTCTATCTTTGGTGCTGATTTGGTTCGTCAACTTCCTGCCGCTACTGTTGCCCCTATGGTTGCACAACCTGTAGCAGAGATAACCAAAGAAGTAACTGGTAGCGATATGGCGGCTATGATTGCCGCTTTGGGCGTTTCTGGTGCTGTTGGCAAGGCTACTGGCGACTTTGCGGGTCGGCTTGCTACAGGTAAACAACCAACAACTACGATGGCTGATGTTCAGCAAAAGGCTACTCGTGCTTACACAAAGGTTAGCGATCAGGGTATTGAAATATCAGGTCAAAACGCCACAAGCCTTGTTGACAAAGTAAAGTCTCGTTTAGATGCTGTTGATTACATTCCAGAGAATGCCGCACCCGTTGCCAACATTTTGAATAAATACGAAAGCATCCTTCAGCGTGGAAACATTACTTTTGATAATGTTGAACAAATGCGTAGGTTGGCAAATAACCTAAAAAGCAACCCAGACAAGAACATTCGTAGACTTGCAAGTGAAATGGTTGATAGCATCGATGACCACGTTGCAACATTGTCTCCAAAGGATGTGGTATCTGGTGCAGGTGGAATTGATGTTGCTGTTAAAACAATCATGGAAGCCCGCAAAGACTTTAGAAACCTAAGTCGTGCCTCTACTCTTGATAACGTCTTAAATGTTGCAGAGACAAAAGCATTAAATCCAAGCGCTTCTGAGAGTGAGTTGATTCGCCAAGGGTTTATTAGTCTTGCCGCTAACAAAAACAAGATGAATTTGTTTAACAAAGATGAGCAAAACGCCATCAAAGCAGTCGCCAAAGGAAGTTCTTTAGACCCATTGTTGACTCTAATGGCTAAATTCAACCCACAACGTAGTCAATTGATTACTGGTGGAGCAGTTGGATTTGGTGTTGGTAGTCCAGAGACTTTGAAGTATTCAATACCAATTGCTGCGGCTGGTTATGGTGCAGACAAATTACAAGCATTGATGCGTAGACAATCTGCTGAAAAAGCAATGAGTGGTTTGTTGACAGATACCACGCCTGGCCCTCAACCATCGTATTTCACTCGTGGTCTGTTAAGCACCATGATGAACCCTCCACAGCAATGAGAGAGTGGGCTGAAGCACTTGTTGCGGCAGTCTTGTTTAGTAGTTTTGTCATTTATTGTAGTTATATTGTTATTTGGGCATTTCCGTGATCGCCTTTCTCTTGGCGGCAACCATAGAGTACCGATGTATTAAATGGACTTGGAGTGGTGATGTTTACAACCGAAGGGTTGTGTGCATTAAGTGGGAGAGAAAGAAATGATCGATCCGATGACAGCACTAGCGGGGATTCAATCCGCTATTAGCATGGTTAAGAAGGCGAGTAAGGTCGCCAATGATTTAGGCTCACTTGCCCCGATGATTGGCAAGATGTTCGATGCCAAGAGTGTAGCTACAAAGGCTATGCTTCAGGCTAAACAGTCTGGTAAAGGCTCGAACATGGGTACGGCTTTGCAGATTGAGATGGCACTAGAGCAAGCCAGAGCGTTTGAAGAAGAGTTAAAGATGCTCTTCATGCAGACAGGTAAGATTGATGTCTGGAATAAGATTAAAGCCCGTCAAGCAGAGATGGACTTGGCTGATGCCAAAGAGTTGAGTGCTTTGAAGAAGGCTGAAAAAGAAGCCAAAGCCAAAGAAGATGAAATGAACGAATTAGCCATGATTATTGGTGGTGTGGCTTTTGTCTTGTTTCTAGTGGCAATTGGAATCAATGAATTGATGGATTTCTGTGCAACCACTCGTAGATGTGGCAGATGAATGAGTATCAGAAGACCTTTGATTTGTGCCTCAAGATATTCGTTTACGGGTGTGTGGCACTATATTTCTTGGGTTTTCTGAAGTTCTTACCTGATGATCTGTCTGACAGAATTGTCAATCTTCTACTTGGAAGGGTTGGTTTAGGTAAATGAAATATGTATTACTTGTATTGCTTGTATTTTTAGTTGGATGTGAAGACCGCTATCGCTACAAGTGTCAGAATCCTGACCACTTTCATGCAGAAGAGTGCCAAAAGCCTAAATGTTTGTTTACCCAACAATGCCCTGAATACTTGGTAGCCCCAATCTTGGAGAAAAAAGTAAATGACATCCAACCCGAAAAACCTAACAACTGAAGAGTTTGAGGTCAGAGTTTGGGGATTTGTTGTGATTGTCGTCACACTTATCCTCTGCTTTATCGTCATTGCTTTGCTCTATTCTGTCACCTTTGTGACTCAGCCTATCAAGAGTATGGCCCCGATTGACCAAGCCTATACCAAGATGCTGAACGACATTGTTCTTCTGATTGTTGGTGGTATTGGTGGAGTGATGACAAAAAGGGCAGCGGGTGCGGCTTCTAAAATGTTTAATCCCCCAACACAGCCAATGTGTCAACCAATGGGCTACGGAGGCTCACAGGGCGGTTTTAACGCTTCCTACAGCCCTTCTCAGACATGGACTTCACCTTCAGGAGCATTACCCGCTTGGATAAACCCTGAATTGGATGAATCTTGGACACCAGGCCCTCCTCCAACTACTCCTCCAGACCACTTGGAAGACGACCATGAGCGAGTTCAATTGGCTGTGGCTAGACAGGAGGCTGAATAATGTTCGGAATACCACTACCTTGGCTGATTGTTGGAATTATGGTATCTCTCTTTGGTACATACCGAGGTGGCTACCATTTTGGATGGACAGACCGAGACAATGACATGAAGATTGCCATTGCTCAAAAGAACGAAGAATCTAGGGCTAAAGAACAAGAACTAGGCTCTAAATTACAGGATCAGGAATCTAAACTTAGAAAGGCACAAGATGAAATCACTAAGAAGCAGTCTGCTATGCATGAGCTTGCTCGCACTGGTAGGTTGCGCCTCCCAACCCCAAGTTGTCCACAAACCAGTACAAGTGCCGCCCCTACCGCAGGAAATATCCAACCCGATCAAAGCGAATCTGAGCGAACGCTTATTACAGCTCTTATCGACATCGCAGCCGATGGAGACAAAGCCATCACCAAGCTCAACTCCTGCGTTGCCGCCTACGAAGAAGTAAGGAGAATCGTCAATGGTCAATAGTGAGCAACTCAAACAACTTCACATTGGCGCTGAGTGGGTAGATGCCCTGAATGCCACTTTTGAACGCTTTGACATTATGAATCCCCTTAGAAAGGCGGCTTTCATTGGTCAATGTGGGCATGAATGTGGGAACTTTAGAATCCTTGAAGAAAACCTGAACTATCGTGCAGAGGCTTTACAGAAACTATGGCCTAAAAGGTTTGATGCTGCCAAGGCGCAGATGTGCGCTAGGAATCCTAAGTTGATTGCCAATACTGTTTACTCAAATCGTATGGGCAACAGGGATGAGGCTTCAGGGGATGGCTATCGCTTTAGAGGCCGTGGATGTATCCAATTGACAGGCCATGCAAACTATTTCCATGCGGGTCAGGCTCTAGGGGTTGATTTTGTGATGCAACCAGAACTTGTTGCTACTCCCATGTATGCGGCTCTCACAGCAGGATGGTTTTGGGACACTCATAAACTCAACCAATACGCTGATAACAAGGATTACAAAACCTTAACCAAGAAGATAAATGGTGGGTTTATTGGCTTGGAAGACCGCATCAAGCATATAGAACACGCTTTACAAGTGTTAGCATCTTAAACTAAACTGTAACAATTCTGCTATAAGGTGTTGAAATGCCTAACATTCCTACACCGCAAGATGTCGCATTATTTGCACAAAGTGTCAAAAAGTGGCAACAAGTTCTTAGTCTTGGGG